CTTTGGCGCGTGCAACGTGTTGAATGGCGGCATCGACTTTGTTTTGTTCTTCGCGTGTCCAACGCGCATCAGCAGACGACTGTGACGCCAACATCCCTTGAACAAATGGCGCAAGTTTTCTTGCCGGCACACGGCCGTCACACACGAAATGTGTTTTGCCTTGAATGTCTGGGTAGGCGATTGTTTCTTTGCAGATCGTGCAGGTTTTCATTGTCGGAATGTCCTTGTCGGTTAGGAATGTGCTTGTAATGCTTTGATTGCTAAGTCGAGTGTAGTCACATCGTAGAGGGGCATTGGGTCTTCTAGTGATAGCGAGTTTTTCATTACTCGCAAACGCTGGATGATGCTTGCGTGAGGGTTTTTGCTAACGTTCATAATTTCGTCAATGAGACCGAACATTGCCATTGTGTGGTTAACCATTTCTGTGCGCTCCAATACTAGTTTGCGGGTTTCTTCAGTTAGTTCGCCTTGATTCCATGCGCTACCTTCGCTCATCGTGTTGCACTCCATGGCCCCCAGCCGTAACCGTGACGGTCTACGCCGTAATTGTAAATTGCTAACGCTGCCAGCAAATTAACATCAGCCTGTAACAAGTTTTCTTTGCTTGTGATAAGGCCGCGCTCAATAAGCCATGGTGTCCAGAATCCGTTTATCTGCATTAGACCGCGCGACCCGCCGTTTGGGTCTTTGCTGTTGTAGGCGTTAGGTATGCAACGTGACTCCCTGAACATGACGGATTCAAGCACGGTGCGCTCATTTTGTGGCCAGCCAAGGTTGACCGCAAGCGCGCTGAACTGCTTACAAGCCGAGCTGTACGGGTCAATAAAGATCGTGGACGATGTGCTGGACGTGGTGGTGTTTGGCTCTATCAAATACGGGGCTAGGGCGATGGTGTCAGGTTGGCTACCAGACGCGCTAGGAGCCCCCACAGCGACCGTAAACCCAAAGACCGTACAAAGCACTAGCCCTATGATTTTTTCTGCAAAATAGTTCATCTTTTCTCCAAAGGTATGGGCACACCCCACGATGAAGCGGCCGTCCGAAATGCGATTTGTCCCATGAGGAACCTGCCCGACTCTGGGCTAGAAAATATCTGCACCAAGATTTCTTGGCCGTTGTCCATCACTCCCGTATAGACGCTGTAATCAACTATCTGCGGTTCAGTCATGGCCTGTCCTTTTGTCGGTACTCCGACCCTAGAACATAGATCAAGGCTTAGGTGGGATTTCCCCGAACACCTTTAAAAATGCGGCTTTAACGAAGATCACCGAGTCGGCGGCCTGTGGTGTGATCTCAATGTGGTACCAGTCGCCCCCTGGTGCCCCGCCGATAGTTGGCTTGCTGTATTTTTTCCATGTTTGCCGATCACAACGCCATGCGCGCCCATACGGTGTAGGAAAATAGTCAAGGATGCACTCCACGCCAAGCGTGTTTGCGTTGGCAACTACAACGTCAATAAACGAGACCGCATTTAAACGACCTGCTTTTGTGTGTTTTTCTGTTTTGCGGTAAGACAGGTCAACAGCTCTGCCTGTAGCATGTACTGACAACGAACCAGTTTTGCCGCGCATGTCTCGAATACCCCACGACCCGTTATTCCAGACAGCGTTATTTGATGCGGCGATTGCTTGCTTTATCCATTCGTTCATGCCGGCACGTGGGCCTGCTGATGGGCCGTCAGTATTGCCTGTGTAGGGCCGTGCGTTGGGGTTAGCTTTGGCTGTCGCCACGACCAAATCCTGCGTCTTTTGGGTTTACCCAGCGAAGCAATGGTGGGATGATCGCAGCGATTGTGCCTTTGCCGTAGTCCCTAGGGTCTGTGGTGCCTGTCGAATAGACCGCAATGAGCGCGCCAACAACTGATCGCAGGTAACTAGCAAACATGGCTTTGTCTTTAGCGGTGATTTTCAACATGACTGTCAATCTTTTCTTCTATGCGTCCAAGGATTCGATGCACTTGCCCGTGGTCTTTTTTGTTGTCGCGGCCGATCTTGCTGATGAGTGCCACCACCACAGCGAAACCACCACCGACCAAAGAAACCACAACCTCAACTTCCATGTCATGCAGGTGGTGTCGGGAAAACGATTTTCTTTGGGTCTTTGCTTTTCTTTGGCAAGTCGCGCAATGCCTGACGATATTCCAACCAAGGTTGAATGTCCCATGGCGCGTCGGCAATAATACGGAAATCTGATTTTTTTAACAATGAATCGCGGTGTAGGCGTAGTCGTTCCCATTGCCACTCAACTGGGATTTCGGCGTTTGATTGTTCGTCTATTTGTTGATTAACAATGTTTTCGTATTCAATGCCTGCTAATACTTCTTCGTTGTTTGTCATAGTTATGCCGCCTGGTAGGTAATGTTCCATGAAATTATGTCACCCGTAGCAAAAGTGAATGGCAACGTTGTAGACGTGTTCCAACTTTCTAAACGTGTTGCCAATGGTGCCGTTTCGGGGTCTTGCCAATAAAAGTACATTTCGGTTTGACTTTGTATTCTGCACAAGCCCGTTACTTGTACGCCAGCACTCAAATCAAAAAATGTGCATGTGCCATAAATTTGAGCGCTGGCCAAAGAAACTGCTGGAACCGCGGTGGGCAAAGTGGTGATGAATGTTGACGATGCAGGAACTGAACTGGTTGAACCAAAAGTCCAATAGCCTTGTGCATTGACTAATTTGCCAGGCGCGCTATAAACGGCCCGTGTGACCACACCGTTGCCGGGTGTCCACCCCGAGATCGTCGGCGTGTAAGCGGTGTACGTTGTTTGGACAGCTGCAAAACTGTCATTTAATTGGGTCGCTGTGAGGACGTTTCCAGCAACGAACGTGGTGAGTGCCATAGTGCTCCTTATCCTAAAACATTCAGGGCATCAAGTGTGCCATATGTTGCGTTATTAAGTATCAACTCAAAGACTATGACGGTTGGCGCCGTGGAATATAGGACTCGGTGGCCTGTAGAAAAGTCCAAATAATGCTCGATGCCTTCAACGGACAACTCTTGCGCCAGTTGGGTTGTGCCGGCACCGCTTGGGAATGTTTTTTCTACTGTGATGGTGTCGCCTATTTCTAGGGTTGCAAGGTTGTCTTTTTGTGGTGTGGTCAGCATAAGAAACTTGGTTTCTACGCTGGTGTATCTGGCTTCCGGTTCAGGGTTGAGTAGGTAGGCGGCTGCGTCGTCAATGGATGTTTGCTCATGTAGCAAACTGTTGGTGATGCTGTTTGTTTGTATGAAGTATTGGGCAATAGACCCTGCGTCTGATGCGGTTGCTGTGTTGCCGTTTAATCCTGTGACGACCACGCGGTTGACTACAGCGTCAGCTTCAAACGAGATGCCCACGCCGTTGTATTTGTAATTAGTTCCGTCATCATGGAAGTCGGCCACGGAGCCTGTAAGCGTGTTCCCAATTCGGTCTTGGAATGTGAGCACCCCGTCACGGGACATAAACAAGCGACCAAACTCGGCGGTGTCGTTAATTTGGGCAATGTATTGCAATACGTTTGTGCCGGCGCTGACGGTGTATGCGGCGTCATGGCCAAGGTTGACTGTGCCTGTTGAGATGTTGCGCGCTAGGGCTGGGAAGTCAACTTCTGGCAGATCAAGCACGGTTTCAATGCGTTCACCAGATGTTTCGGCGGATGGGTTGAACTCATCTAGATAGGTTTGTGCAAGTAAGTAGAACTGGTCAGCGCAATAGACCGTCACGGTGTCAAGTCCGCCGAGCGCAAAGTTGTAGTCATAGTTAACGACATAACCCGAGTACAACAATTCGGGGACATCTGTAGAGCTGTATCGAATTAGTTTGACTTCGCGCATTGGTGCAAGGCCAGGCTTTGATTCGGCGGTGTCGTAGTACGGGCTGTTTTCGTCAAACGGATTGAACACGCCGTCAACGTCTTGGATGGTGAATGTCATTGTGCCGGCGCTAAATGTGTCGCCGATGTCGCGTCTGCCGCGCTTTGCGGTGATTGTGGTTACGGAATCCATCACTCCAACAAACTCGGTAGTGCCGTCTAGGACGAAGTTGCTGTTGATGTAACTGCTGGTAAGTCCCCAAATGGCGGTGCTGGACGATGCGTTGGCTGTGCCGTTCCATGCTTGTTCGGTAAGCGTGTAACCCGTGTAAGGCTCTGCATAGGTGCCATCAAAGTATGGAAGAACGCTTGAAGACTGTTCAAATAGCGCCGCGTCAACATAGGTTGTCCCTGTGATTGTGTTTGTTTGGCGGGCCATTTGTAATTGTGCAAATGGGTAACCAACAGGTGCAGTTCCTGTCACGCTGTATCTAGTCCAAGTGTTTGCGGTAATCAAACTTTGAGTGCCAGTTGTGTCTGTAGTGCTTCCGCCTGTAATTGCTGTTGCCCAACGAATTACTAGTTGGTAATCGTCTGCAACATCTGTAAACAAATACGCTGAAAATGTGTAGGACTGACCAGTTGTGACTGCAATGCGGTTGCTGCTTGCGCCTGGTTGTGCAATGAGTACAGGTTGCGAAAGTGTTGACGGATAAGACCACAACAATGAAGCAACGCCAATGTAATCCAATGCTGTACTTCTAGCAATACTTGACCCAGCACCAGATGCAAGCCAAAAAGTGGCGTTTGTTTCAAAATTAGGATTTTGCAAAAGGTTGGTGCGTGTGGTTGTGGTTGTGTAACCAGCTAAAATACCCTTTAACGGGTCATCAAGAATAAACGCATCCTGCACAAACCCCGTAGCAATCTGCAGGTCATAGTTACCTGAATCAACTACAGCTGTGCCGGGCATCAGGCAATGTTCAGAGCCAACGGCCCTGCACTCCGTGAGTAGGCGCGCAACGCGTTGACCACGGCTTGACCGATCTCGGCGCTAGTCGAGAGTCCGCCTGTGACGTTGACGGTCACTCCCCCGCCAGTATTCATGCGATCTAACGGCACTACGGCTTCTGGGCCTGCTTCGCCGATCAGGGCAAGAGTAGGGGAGTTGACAATGCCACCCTCGGCCATGCGCGGCAAGTTCATACGACTAGCGACCTGTGTTGCTGTGCCACCAAGCGACGGCAAATTGACGTGCTGAATGGTTTTAATATCTGGCGCAATAGGGATGGCGTTATAGGCGCGAATGATGCCGTTGACCATCATGATTGCACCGTTGACCACGGACTCGAATGCGCCAAGTATGCCATTGATGATTGCGTTAACGCCTGTGCGAAACCATTCAAACTTGTTATAAGCAACAACTAGCGCGGCTACCAGTAGCGCTACGCCGGCAACGATCAGGGCAAACGGGTTGAGCGCCATAGCAATGTTTGTGGCGACGATTGCAGCGGCGACCAAGCCGATAGCGCCAGCGATAGCCAAGAATGCTTGTGGGTTGTCTTGTGCCCAGTCCGCAAACTTTTGCAAAATTGGTAACACCGCCTCGACTACTGGCAACAGGGCAGCGCCGATTGACTCTTTCGTTTCGCCAATGGAGTTGGACAAAATCTTCATTTTGCCCGCAGCGGTTTCTGCGCTGTTAGCGGTGGCGCCGCCAAAGGTTCCGCCAAGCACGTCCATGACTTCGTTCAGGCTTGCGCCCTCTTTAATCATTGTTGCCATCTCGGGACTTAATGATCGGAGAGCTTTAAAGTTGCCCTGGTATGCCTTGGCCAGCGCGTCGGCCACAGTAGAACTATCCATTTGTAGGGCTGTGCTGATGTCCATGACTAGGTTCATGTCGCGCATGGCCATGTCAACATCTTTTGTACCGCGCACCAAAGCCTCAAGGCTTTTGCGGTAATCACTATCCGCAATGCCAGACGCCCTGCTCATCGCCGATATCTGTTCTTCAATCTGTGCAGTCTGTGCAGCGCCAGCGCCCGTCACATTGTTAAGCGTTAACGCAAGCGCCGCCTGTTCCTGCTGATCTTCCATCGCAGCCTTGGTCGCGTCACCAAGCGCCAACGCCAAACCGCCAAGCGCCGCAGCTGCAGGAATTGCCGCCTTCTTAATAGCGAACTGTGCCTTCTCGCCTGTGGTCTCCAGTTGCTTAAACTGGGCGATCGCCTTCTTAACGCCCTTGCCGTCAAACTCGCTGATGATCGGGATGTTGATTGCCATTACGCGGTCTCTCTGTTTGCTTCGTTCATGACGCGCTTAACCAACTGCTCCATCTCGGACATGACATCACTTTGGCGTTGCTCGTACGCTTTCCACATTACTCGCGAATGACTGCCATAGCGTGCAGTTAGCGCGCGCCCTAATGAGCCAGCCATAGACGTGTCAAACATGGTTCCAGTCGCGCCCTTCCATTGGATGCCAAAGGTTCCGACATTGGTTTTGTTTCCGCTGTATTCCTTGATCGCTCGAGTATTAATTTTGGCAGCGATTTTTTGTTTCATGCCAGGTATCCACGGCAAGATTTGAAACCCTGATCGGGTTTGCCAGTTGCGCGCCATACCAGACAGCGGAACGCCAGTAGGCACAAGTTTGTTTGCATCGTCAATAACAGGCTGGACGATCTGTTTGTAACTTGTTGTGATTTCTCGGCGCAGGTTTTTGTCAATTTTGTTAAGGGTCTTCAAGGCATCCTTGAGCCCTACAACCTCAACCCTTGCCGATACTTCCGCCACGTCATCTCCGTTTTTTGTTTGCCTCATTAAGCACTTTAATAACTGTTGCTAAGTCCCGTGAGTCAAACTGTATGTCGCTAGGCCACCAACCGACCGCGACCAGTACTTCTGCTAGTTGGCGGCGGTAGGTGCCGCGTCCGTAGGGTTTGGGTCTGTTTCGTCCAGTACCGGCAGAATGTCGATGTCAGGGTTTTTGCTTAACCATTCGCGCCAGTTGTCACCAACTTGCTCGCCTTTGATTTTTAAGATTGTGTGCATCCAGCAGGCATAATCC